ATACGAAGTGAAGGCTTCTGCTACAGTTGATAACTTCATTGACCACTCGAATGTTAATGGGACGTTTTCTGTATTGGTTGTAAGTGGAGAGATTGATTTAGCTCAAGCGGGAGCTAAAGGCAATGGAAGCGATATTGATAGCTCTGCACTACAAGCTTGTTTGTCTTTAGGAATCAGGGTGACAGGTAAAGCGGGGATTTACAATTCTAATACAGCCTTATCTATTGAAAGCAATACTGTGCTGGATGTTAGTAAGGGAGCAGTAATCTCTTTTTCTGGTGGCGCGTCCGCATATGTATTTGATACAGCTTCAAAAGAAAATATTACTATAAATAATTTAGAAGTAATAACTCCTGCGGGAACTGCTGGCTTTAGCTCATTAAGATTTGTCCTATGTAATAATGTAACAATAACTAATTGCAAGATAACTAAATCTGGCTCAATAGCTGTGTTTTTTGATTCATGCACAAACAGCTTGATAGACAACTGCAACCTGAGCAGTAACTACACTTATGGCGTTGAGGATAGGGATGGAGTTAACAATAAGTATACCAACTGCCTATTTCAAAACAACGGCAATACAGGTGTTGCAACATCTACAGGTGGCAGAGGAATTACGTTATGGAGAACAACAGACTGTAAAGTTACGAATTGCTCTTTCATAACTAACAACGAGTACGGATACAGGATATTTTCTGTTATAGCTGACACCTTAATTAGCGACAATAATATTGTTTCTAATTGTTATTTTGAAGATAACGGAAAGCTTGATGTGTACCTCTATGACGAGTCAGTTGATAGTTCATTAGTTAACAACACAACTATAGCTAACTGTAAAGTAAAGAGGACTATTGACCCTAGTTTAAGTAGTTCTTTTTCTATAAGTGGAACTAACAACATTGTCAGTGGGTGCAACGTAGTTAAAGACGGTGCTTTTGGGGCATTTACGGCATACAACTTATTTAAAGGGGTTAACTGCCAAGTAAGCGACTGCTTTGCTGAAAACCTTTCAGGCTTTGCAAGTTATAGCTCTGCATCTAATTGCCTTATAAACGACTGCTTTGCGAATGGTGTAGCTGTTGCTATATCTTCATCCACAGGCGGAGGTGGGAACACAACAAAGGGTAATAAATTTATTCATGGCGGTGCGGGAACTTCGGATGTAGCTATAAATAATTTTCTTTTTAGTGGGGCAGAGAAAGAAACATACATTGATAATATCTTCGATGGTTTTCATACTGGCATTGCCATTAACGAAGAAGCCGTTACCATTACAGGTAATATATCTCGGAATAGCACATTAGGGGGATTAAGGAACTTTGGTGACTCTTTTGTGGGACAAGAAATTTATAATAACTTGTGGGACTTAACAGCCCCAGCAATACTGAGTGCATTTGACAAAAGAAATAACCCCCTCAGTCGAGCTATTGTTTATAACACTGCCTTTCCTACTACACTGACTTGGGCTGTTGGGGATAGATGTATTAATCCTTCACCCGCAGTAGGTCAGCCGAAAAGCTGGGTTTGCACTGTTGCTGGCACATCGGGTACGTGGGTTAGTGAAGGTAATCTGTAAATGCCAACCCTTAAACAAGAATACCACTCAGGCAAAACCATACAATTATAAAGGTTAAAATGAGCTACAAATCATCTACAGGTACATACTTAACACAAGGCTTATTCTACGAATGGAATAACAAAGAAGCTGAGTTTACTATGAGGGATACAGGGAGTGACCCTCTTTATACAGCACGTAGTGGTAAGACTTACACTTCCCTCCCATACCTATACCGTAACAGCAACAGCGAATACGATTGTGCTATTGAAACCTTAGGTAGTTGGGAGCATTGGAAGAAGTTATGTGCTTTGGATTGGTTCTTAACTGGTGAAATATCTAATGCTCAATTCAGCGGCTTAAATGATTGGCGTATAGAGAAAGAACTTGCAGAAGAGAGTAGAGCTAAACAAGTATTGATGCAAGCAATTGATTCAGGTGACATACAAGCAGCGAAGTTTATTTATGATAAGAAAACGAAAGCTACCACTGTCAAAGCGGGTAGACCTGAGAAGAAGATTCCTACGAAAACTCAAGGTACAGTCTTAACATTAGCCAAGAAATTAGAGAGTAGATGACTTTAGATGAAATAAGAGAACGGTGTGAGCAGGATTTATACTATTATGCTCAGATGATGTTTCCTGACAGGTACTTCGGTGAAGTGCATGAGGAGATGTTCCGTTACTTCCAAAACTCATTAGATAAAGCATCAATAGACGGTGAAGGGGATAATGCGGCTGCACTAATTCCTCGTGACCATCAGAAGTCCTTTTGTATAGCAGTGGCATGTTCTTGGGTTATTACGAAGTTTCCTTGGTTTACTGTTACATATGTATCCTCTAACCCTACACTAGCTGAGAGACAGCTTGTAGTTATTAAGAACATATTTAAGAGTGAAGCACACAGAGAACTATGGACTGAGATGCTTAACTACGAGATTAACCCTCGTACTAAAGAATATGAGCATAAGCCATTAGGAGGATGGACTAAGAGTGAAATAGCTGTAGACCATCCAGATAGACCTAAAGGTGAGAAAGACCCTACAGTAGCAGCTACAAGTGCTAAGAGTACGAATACAGGTGCTCACTACAAGATGTGTATCTTTGATGATTTGGTGACTAACGAGAACTACAAGTCCCAAGCAGAGAGAGAAGAGATTAAAGAAGTCTATCAGTCCTACGCTTCTATTGCTACAACAGGTAGTATTAAGTGGATGGTAGGTACTAGATACGGTGATAATGACTTATATGCATCATTGAAAGAAAAAGAATATGAAACATTCGATGATGAAGGTAATGTTGTTAGCACCAAGCCTCTGTGGACATGGTTTGAAAGAACAGTAGAGGATAGTAAGAATAAAGATGGAAGTGGTAACTACGTATGGGCTAGACAGAAGATGCCTGACGGTAACTGGTACGGCTTTAATAGAACAGAGCTAAGTAAGAAGCGTTCCGAAGCATTCAACTTAGAGTTGTATTACTGCCAATACTACAATGACCCCAATGCGGCTAGTGAAGCTAAGATTACTCCAGATTGTTTCATGTACCTGCAACCTAACTTATTAGAGAATAGACAAGGTAGATGGCACTATGGTAATAAAGAACTTAAACTATCTTGTGGTATGGATTTGGCTTTCAGTGAAGGCAGTGGTAACAGAAAGACTAAACGAGATTACTCTTCAATTGCCGTTACAGCTTGGGATAGTGAAGGATACTTATATATCCTTGAGTTACAGCGATTCCAAACAGCTAAAGCTGAAGTATATTACGAGAAGTTAATTGAGTTACATGAATATTGGGACTTCAGAGAGACAACAGTAGAAACTAACGCAGGTGGATTAGTAGTAGCTAACTTCATACAAGATGAGATTAGAAGAGCAGGGCATACATTAGTTATCAAGCATCAACATAAGAACCAAGTGCAAGGTACTAAAGAAGAACGTAATGCTCAGTTGTTTGAACCCTTGTATCGTAACAAGAGCGTATATCATACTAAAGGTGGGTATACGAAGTTGTTAGAAGAAGAATTAAGACTTACTAGACCACCACATGACGATTTAAAAGATAGTATCTGGATAGCAATCAGTAACAGCAAGAGACCATCCAGACCTAAGTTTGCATCAAATAAAAATGATAGGAATGTTGTTAATGCAGGTAGCAGATTCCTCAACAGGAGAAAAAGAGCTTGATTACTCTGAATTATAAAGATAAGAACGCTTTGGCAGGAGGGATAGTAGCCCAATGGTCACAGTGGAACTCATCAAGACAGCAAGCTATGGAACTGTGGGCAGAGATTGACAGCTACTTACATGCTACTGATACATCTGAACTAGAAGGTGGAAATAACTTTGACCACAAGACACACCTACCTATTCTATCTGAGCTACATGAAGACCTCATTGCTATTGTGTATAGCACTATGTTTCCGCATGAAGATTGGCTTAGCTGGAAAGGTTTTGAAATTAATGCTATTACCAAGAAGATTAGACAGAAAGTATTAAGTTATATTAAGCAGTGTCACGCTATGAATGGATTTAGTGTTCAAATGCGTAAATGTATTGATGACTTAGTACGATATGGTAACTGCTTCACACAAGCGTACTACAAAGACGATAGTATGGAAAGTGAAGAAGGTATGGTAAGTGGTTATGCTGGTCCTGCTGTTAAGCGTATTTCACCTTATGATATTGCATTCAACCCCGTAGCTAGAGAGTTCAGTAAGACACCTAAGATTATTCGTGAATTAGTTACTGTTGGTGACTTCTTTGAGATGACTCAGAATGCTAGTGAAGATGACTTATGTGTCTCTACTGATGGTGTAGACCGTATATTAAGCCGTAGAACAGGCAAGTCTAGTGACTATACAGAGCGTTATAAGGATAAGCAATACATACCCCAAGGGTTCGGTAGTATAGACGAGTATTACACCTCTGGTTACGTTGAATTGCTATGGTTCTATGGTGACTTCTTTAGCAGTGAAGATAATAGTTTTGCTAAGAAGAGATGTGTCGTAGTAGTAGATAGAGATACAGTGGTAATAGATAAAGAAGAGTTATTCCCTGCTATATTCAAAGGTGGATGGACTGCAAGACCTGATAACTTATGGAGTCAAGGTCCGTTAGATAAGGTTGTTGGCATCAACTACATGATTAACCATCGTGAGAATAGTAAGAATGATGCAATTGACAAATTCACATACCCCGATAGAGCTTATGTTGGTGATGTGGAAGAGATTTATGATGAAGTAACAGGTCATACGAAGTATATTATGCCTGAAGGTGGTAGTGTTACGGATATACGTCCTGACTCTACAGTAG